ATTCGTCTCCTGCGAATGGAGGTCATCGAGGCTTGCGCGCCCGGAGGCTTCCCACTTTTCAGGATTGAGTCCTGAAGTTCGGTCCAGCAGAAATCGGCCCGGCGTAGCTCCGTGTGCTCGGTCCATGGCCTTTATCCCAGCCGCCGACTCAGCCAGCGGAGGGGCGATCTTCTCCAACCCCGCGCCGACACCTTTGGCCGCGCCATCGAGCAGCGGCGCGCTGCCGACAAACCCCGTCAGCGTCCCAAACATTCCAGGATCATTGCCTTCGTCGTGCTGCTCCTGCGCCTTATCGAGCACAGGCCCAAACACCGGCACCGCACGGCCGAAGTCGCGCCGCGTGACCTTCGAAAGTCCCTGGTCGTGGAAGTCCTTCACGCCCTGCCGGACGTTGTCGGTGGTGTTGTGAACGATCCCTGACAGGGTGTCGATCGGGTGCGCGATCGCGTGCGGCAGCGACGGCAGACCCGATGCATCGAGCGCCGACTCGAAGAAGCCTTCCTTCTGCGGCGCGGCCGCAGCCTGCGGAGTGACGACCTCGCCTGTATTTGGATCGATCTGTACGCTGCTCTGCGGCTGAACGACCTCTCCCGTCTTCGGGTCAATCTGAGGCGTTTGCATTTAGGCAGGCCCCCACTTTCCACCGCTGAACTTCACCTTGATTCCAGCTCCGTTCACCTTGATCTCGCCTTCCGTCGGCGTCGCGCCACCACCCGCAGCTCCCGCCGCAGGTGCACCGCCACTGTGCGGCTGCGTCGCGAGCTTCGCATCGTGCAGCTGCGTCATCGTGTCCACGATCTGCTGCCGTTGCTCCGGCGAGAACCACGTGCCCGACGTCATGTGCCGCATATGCGCGCCCCAGCTGTTCATCCAATTCCGCGAATTCGCCAGCATATCGATCTGCGGCTGCGTCATCCGGAATCCCGTCGACGGCTTGGCGAGTTCGAAGAACTTCTCCTGCAGCGCCTCGTCCCCCGGTCCAGTGAATCGCCCGTTGGCCACATAGTCACTCGCATACTTCATCGCTCCCTCAACCGGAGCGTTCGCTGCGAGTTCTTTATCGTGCGTCCCGGGCTTCTCAATTCCCGTGGCGTTGTCGCGGGTGGCGCCGGTCTTGGAGTTCCAAAGGATCGGTTTGCCGTCCTTATCCTCGCCCAGCTGCCATGTTCCGGCCTCGCTCGCCGATGGCGGCTTCTCGCGAATCTTCTCGAACGCCTGCATGGGCGTCAGGCCCTGCGCGATATAGCCGTCGAATGCCTGTTGCTGCGGCGCTTGTTCCTTGGCAGCATGTCCCGCGGGGATGTCGTACGCACTTGTCGCCGGGTTCCACTGCATGATGCCTTTGTCTGTCGTGATCGTCTTGGCGCGGTCCGGATCGGGCTGCGGATGAAGCAGCTTGTCAGCCTCGGCATTCGCCTTGCGCGTGTTAGCGGAATCCAAGCCCTCTACGCTCTCCGTCTTGCCCGGCTCCTCGGCCGTCTCCAGCTGCGTCTTGGCCGTGGTCGCGTCGCGCGCCTGGTTCTCGCTGTCCTGCTGCGTCAGCCCCGCCAGCCTCTGCGTCAGCCCACCCTCCTGCACGCGGCGGTTCAGGTCCGTGCCCGGGATCAGCTCCATCGTGCTCGGCGCGAAGATGTCGCCTGCTATATTGCCCGCCACCGAGAGCACGTGCCCGATCTTTCCGATAATCCCGGGATGGTTCGGCGCCAGACCCCGCGAAGGGTCACCCTTGAATCCCCAGTGCCGCGCATCTTTGTCCTGCAGCCCGAGCAACTGCCGGTTCACCACGTTGCGCTGATCCAGCAAAGGATCATCAGCGGCTCGCGGCATCGCCGGCGCGTTCGCAAACACCTGTGGAGCTCCACTGGGCGGTCCGCTCAGGCTCGCGATCGGCCCGAGCTCCGGAGCCTCCCCTGGATCCTGCGGCGGCTGATAGAAGATCTGCGGCTGCTGTGTCGTCTGGTTTGCCATTAGGCCAGCGCCTCCCGCAGCGCGCAGTCAAACAGCGCCTTGAAGGGCTGGCGAAGCACCGGCATCCGGCGAATCAATCCGGCGATCCGCGCCCCGTAGCGCAGGTACGCGCGCCCGAGGATCCTGCCTGCACGCTTCTTCTGGAAATCACCGAAGATCCAGTTGCGCACGGCGACCGTCCGCGGATCCAGCCACCCGTGATAGACCTCGGCCGCGATCCAGCAGCCAAACTTCTGCCCCGCGCCGAAGCCCAAGCCCATCGAGCCCGCACCGGAAGCCATGCTGCCGACCGCGTTCATCACGCCCGTCGCATTCTGCAGCCATCCGCTGTTGTTCGCCTGCACCTCCGCGCCCACATCCTTCGAAACCTGTCCGGACGCGTCCAGCATCCCGCTGGTATCGGTGCCGTACATCCCCTGCAGCCCGCGCGCGCCATCCTGCTGCTGCTGCTGCTTCACGCCCGCATCCGCGGCCGCCACACTCTCGCTCGAGCCCGCCGCGGCCTTCGCCTTCTGCCGCGCCGCATCGTCCAGCACTGCGCCGAACGCTCCGCCATTGTGCGTCTGGGCCGCGCGCTGCGCCGCCGCGCCCTGGATCGCGCTGGTCGCTCCGCCCGCCCCGGCATCGCCGGCCGAGAGCATCGCGCTCTCATCCTGCTGGCTGTAGCCCTGCGGATGCTCCATCTCCTGGGTCAGGAACGGCGTCAGCGTCGATCCGATCCCCTGGGCCTCCGTGCCGAGCTGCGTCGAAGTGTTGGCCGCGGTCGTTGCCGCGCCCTGTGCCTGTCCTACTGCGCTTCTCATCGTCCGCTCCTGAAAATCATCGAAGAGGCATCACGCCCCGGCTGGTAAAGGCTCTGCGCTCCCGCCAGCATCTTCGGATCCGGCGCATACGGATCTTTCCCCTGCGCCGCCGTCCACGCCAGCCGCGCCTTCTGCGCAAATGTGTTCCACCCCGACTTCGCCTGGTCCATCAGCGTCGGCGCGGGCGCCTGCTCTCCGTGCAGCCGCACCTCCACGTCCGGACTGGCCGGAATGTTGGCCGGCACGTTCAGCGGAATCCCCGCCGCGGCGCTGTTTCTGAGCGCCTGCGCTGTCAGCTGCGTCCCGAGTGCCGCATCGCTTCCACCCGCGCCCAGCATCCCGCTCGTGTCCTGTTGTCCCTGTGTCTTCGCGCCTATCGGCATTCTGTTTTTCTGCTCCAAAGGTTCCAGCCCGGCCGGTCTTTCGCCCAGCCCAGCTGCGCCAACCGCTTGTCGAAACCGATCGCGGGCACGCTCGCGTGGATCTCCTCGAGTCCACGCGCGGCCGCCTCGCCCAGGACGTCGTCCTGCAGCTCGCGCATCGCGGTCATCTTGTCTTGTGGCCTTCCCTCGTCGACGAGCAGAAATGTCTCGGCACACAGCTTCAAAATCAATGCGGAATTAATCCGCTCATCCACCACCCGCACCTTCTTCACGAAGAACAGCGGGTCATTCAAATCCGGGAACGCATAATCGATCCCGCTACGCGCATGCATCGCGCGCAGCACCGCATAGTCCGCTGGCGTCGCGTCCCTCACCAGGCCGTTCAGCTGCTCACCGCTCTCTTCGGCGCCGGTGTCGGCCGGATCTGTGTCTTTCCCAGGCCCCATCCGCCCTGCTGGCCGTTGCTGCTCGCCGTTCCGCTTCCCGTCGACGGCAGCGGCGTCATATTCGTCGCTCCCTGCATCTGGAAGCCTGCCGGCGCCGCCCCGCCATAGTTGGTCACCGCACCCGGCTGCGATCCCGCATACTGCACGAACGCCCGCGCATACCAAGTGTGCGGCGTTCCACTGTCGTCGTTGGTCGGCAGCGTCACAAAGCGGCCGCGCGAGCTGCCCAGGTGCTCCACGTGTGGCTGCGAGAACTGCGGGTTCGTCGCCAGCTCCACGTGGTATTGGCCGCCGCGCTGCGCCGCTTGCGGATCCTCAATCGTGACGTGGGCCAGCTCGCCCGCCACCTTGACATTCACTGACGCGGGCGGTCCGGGCGTCGAGATCTCGCTCTCCGTGCCCACCGCCGCATACCGCGCCACGTTCGAGACCACCGTCTCGCGCTGGCGGAGATAGATCCCCAGCTGCGGCCAGGAGTTCTCGATCTGGCTTAGCAGCTGCTTCGACAGAACACTCATCGCCGGCCTCGCATCACCCAGAAGAACGTCTGCATCCGGCCACGGAAGGTGCCTATCTTGCTCCTGAAAACCCAGCGCAGCTCAATCATCAAGTTCCGCTCCATGCAATGGTTAGCGTTGCCCTGTGAGCTGGTTGTGGGGATGCTTGCGGCCCACCAGCACCACGTCGCTCAGGTCCATCCGTCCGGTGGTCGAAAACTCCAGGAACGTTCGCGTGCCCGCGAAGTTCAGTGGCGCCTCACGCGTCCGCGTGCACGGATCGGTCAGCACAAAGCCGCCCGGCAGCGTCCACGGGTAGTAGTCGGAATCGTCATCGTCCGGGCCCAGTAGCACGTTCGGCAGCAGCCGCACCTTCAACGTGCCGGCGCCGCTGATCTGGTGCGTCATGAGGCCCCACAGCTTGCGGAACAGTCCCAGCATCGGCATCTGCGCCGCCTTGGACTGCGCCACCCAGCCGTACGTCGTGTACAGCGAGTTCAGCGGCGCTCCATCGTCGGTCGGGATCTCCTTCGGCCCCAGCTCCGTGTTCAGCCGGTAGACCTTGGAGCTCGCGATCCCGTTGCAGAAGCGCATCTCGCCATCGAGGATGTTGACCTCGCCGGTCGCAAAGCTTCCCGCCGCCTGTCCGGTCGAGCTCACCACCGCGCCGTACGGACTCTGGATCTGCCAGATCGACCACTTCCGCCGCATGTCGATCGCGTTCAGCGCCCCGAACATCGTGGTGTGCATCTGCGGGCTGCCCTTGATCGCCTCGGCCGTGTCCAGGCCCTGGTAGTTCATCATCAGCACGACGTTGGGCGTCGACGGCGCCGGGTTCGCCGGCGCGTCCGGCAGCCAGAAGTTCGGCGTCGGCAGCGGCACGCCCACATACAGCCGCCGGTTCACCACGTCGTTCGTCACCCAGATCGCCTTGCCGGCGCGCCAGTTGATCGCGTTCCAGATCTGCAGGATCTCTTCCATGATCTTGCCCGGCTGCCCGCCCTCGAACAGGTAGAGCCCGTTCCTGCAGGCCGTCACCAGCCACTGCTCGCCCTGGTCGTAGGCGTTGATCCCGCAGGTGCCCACCTTCTGCGCCACCTCCGGCTCGTTCCACTGCGCCGGCTCCAGGTTCGGGCTGCTCTGCAGCGAGTACATCGAGCTGCCCTTCAGGCCGTAGAAGGTGTCGTACAGCACCTTGGCGCCGTTCACCGGCTGCTGGTTCTCGCTGTCGAACACCACCCCGCCGGTCACCGCGTCCACGCTCTCCAGATCGTTCGCGTAGCTGAAGAACACGGTTGTGGAAAGCACCGGGACGGCTGTGGGAAAGAGCTCCACGCGGTCGATCTCGACGTCCGCACCCGCTCCCGCGCCGCTGGCATACGCCCGCACCTGCAGCGCTCCGGGTACGGTCGCTAACCCGTTCGTCAGCAACGTTCCAGTCAGCGTCTGCATGGCCGTCGTCAGGTTCGCGAACGGCGTGGTGAAGCTGCCATAGCTCACCCCGTTGGCCACCAGGTCCACCACCAGGCTGCCGGTGGTGAGCCCGGAAGGGGCCCGCGCCGTCACGCGCACGCTGTAGCCGGTATTCGCGGCCAGGATCGGCTGCTGGTACGCGTCCTGGTATGCCGCCTGCGCGATCATCCCGGCCATCGCCAGTGTTCCCGTGGTCGAGTTCTTGATGTAGTACGAGTTGCCGAAGATCGGCGAAACCAGCAGCTCGCCGTACTGGTCCGGCGCGGTCCAGCCCAGCGGCGTCAGCTGCACGCCCGGCAGGTAGCCGCCGTCGAAGCTCAGGTTGACGAAGTTCTGTACCTTGTTCTGGCACAGCCCGTAGGCGTTGCGGCTGGCATACTTCGCGATCCACCCGGGGTTGCCGATCTCAAGCAGGTTGAAGAGATCGTTGCCCTGCTGATCGATCGCCTCGGCCTGCAGCAGCTCCGAGTCCGGGAAGCTGAAGCTCGCCGTCGTCGACGTGTTGTCCATCACGAACAGCGAGCTCGCGGTGTAGGTCACCCCGTTGACGATGTACTGCTGCGGCGTCGGCAGGGTGAAGAAGTTCGCGCCCGGCACATTGTTCGCCCCGCTCTCCGTAAACGCGATCCCGCGCGCCACCACGTTGGGCGGCCCGATCGGGATCTGGCTGGCTAAAATCGCGGTTGAGTTTTCGGGGATGGAGAACGTGACCGGCGCGCTCGGCGTCGTCCAGTAGCCGTTGCGCGTGATGAAGAACACCACACCCTGCTTGGTGCCTGCGGAAAGATACTGCCCGTTGCCGGCGAAGATCAGGTATCCGCCGGACGAGGCGCCATAGATCGGGCTCGTCGAGCTGCCCAGCGTCTCGAGGCCCGGATCGAAGCTGAACTCGGTGCCGGCCGTCGTCGCCTGGCCCTGCTCGGCCGCAACCGGATAATCCTGCGCCGAGCTGAAGCCGTTCACCGTGAAGGTGCCCTGGTTCGTGCCGATAACGCCTGCAATCACCAGGTCTGCGCCGTTCAGCATTCCGTTGGCGTTCAGCGTCCCGGTGATCGTCACCAGCTGCTCCGCCGTCGGGTTCGCGCCACTCACCACCGTGTAGCTGTAAGTCGCCACGCCGCCGGTCAGCGACGTCTGCGTGATCGCCATCGCTCCGGAGTTCAGCGCCTGCGCGATCGGCCAGGTCGAGTCGTAGTTGCTCACGCTCGTGCCCGCGATCGTCGCGCTCGAGCCCACACCCAGCACCGGCACCGGCTCGCTCGTCGTCATCGTCGCCAGCGTGCGCTGGTAGTTCGCGGTATAGCCGGAATGCCCGCTGCCCGCATACAGCGTGTAGGCCGCGGCGTTCGTCGTCGTGAAGGTGAAGTAGTAGAACTGGCGCGGCTGGTCCGGCGGCGAGCCCAGGCCCACGCTGGTCACCTGCACCGTCAGCGGGCCGAAAGGCACCGGCGTGCCCGTAAATGAGAAGTAGAGATAGACCGCGTTGCCGCTGTTGAACGCGTCCACCAGGTCCTGGTCCGCGCTCGAAGTCGTCGAGTCCGAGTAGTAGGCCGTGATCACGTTGCCTGGCGAGGTCGAGCCCGGCCCCGTCGACTGCAGGAAGTACGAGAATCCGCGCGACTGCGCCGCCGGCTGCGTAATCGTCGCGATCGGATAGTTGGTCTGCGGCGTGGCCTTTCCGCTGTCGGCCGTCGTTCCCACGTCGGCGTGCGTGAAGGCCACCTCGAACTGCGTTCCTGACAGGCCCGAGCCCAGCACCACCAGCGTCTGCCCGTTCAGGAAAGCTGCCGGCGTCAGCCCGGAGAACAGCACCGGCTGGCCCGCGCTGAAGCTGTTGTCCGCCGTCAGGGTCACCACATCGCCGCTCACGGCGAAGGCCGTAATCACCGCCGGGGTTCCGGCCGCATTGGTCGACACCGCAAACACCGGCGCCGCACCTGGCCCCACCTGCGAGATCCGGTCAATCCATTCCGGCGTGTACTGCCGCGGCAGATCGCTTCCCGTGGTCAGGTCGGTGAAGGCGAAGTACTCCACGCCCGGCCCATTCACCGCGCTCGCAAACGAGCCCGGCGTCACCGGCACCGGCAGCAGGCTCAGCTCGCCGGGATTGTTGGTGACATCCTCCACCCACCAGCCGCCGTTGGCGTCGATTGAGAGGTTCTTCACGCTGCCGTCATAGGCCGTGAAGGTGGTAATGAAATTGAAGTTCGCGCTGCTCAGCGCCAGGCTTACGTCGAGCGTCACCGCGTCGATCAGCGCCTGCGCTCCGGGGAAGCTCGAATCGGCCGTAATCCGCACGCCGAAGCCCACATTGTTGGCGTCGTCGCTCGTGACCGTCGTGCCCCACAGGTCGGTGGGGCCACCGAGGATGACGCTGGTGTTGGTCGAGGGCAGCGCCGCCTGCTTGGCCGTACCCACCGGCACGCCGTTCTTCAGCAGCTGCGCCGTCAGCGTCACCGCCGACTGCGTGAATCCGGTCAGCGTCACCGTCAGGCCGATCGGCGTGACCGTCGGCTCCAGGTCCAGCGCGAACGAGGTCACGTCCAGCGCATCGCTTCCGCCCGCGCAGTTGCACGTCGCGTAGCTTCCGTCGCCGGCGAAGACGCTGGTCGGGTTCTGCCAGGCCTTGCCCGTCAGCGTGGTATTCACGGCGGCATCCGGCGTTCGCGCGCCGGTGTCCGCGTCCTCGTAGCTGTACACGCTCTGCAGCGGGGCGCGCGTCTGCGCGCTCCCAATCAGATAGTCGATGTCGTAGTTGCGCGGGCTGGCGCCCTCCGGAACGTTCTCCGGACGCGCCAGCGTGACCAGGCCGCCGTAAGTCTCAAGAGCGACGGCCTGCACGCCAGGGCCGAGGTTATGCATCCTTGTTTTTCAGCTGCCCGTTAGTAGCCGCGGGCGTATTCCACCCGGAAACCGACGATGTCTGCCGGAATCGCGACGGCGCCGTCCAGCTCCGTGCCATCCACCGCAATGTGCAGGAACCCGGCACCGTCCGCGTCCCCAGCCTCGTACAGGTACGTCTGGCCGACATTGCCGCCCAGCGACTTGAACTCTGTCCACAGCGGCTCCGCGTCGCTCCACTCAGGAATGAACGCCCCGCCCTGCGAATCGGTAAACACCCACGTCATCGGCAGCCCGCCGGCCACATAGTCTCCGCCCGTCGAGAGCGTCGCCACGCCCTCCACAATCTGCCGGCGCTGGGTATTGTCCACACCGGCCGGCGGCGCATTCACCTTTAACTTCACTGTTGCTGTTGCCATGGTTCACCTCTCCCTAAAAAGGGTTTTTCGTTTCCAATTCGCTCTACAGATCGTGCGGACTAGAGGTCGTTGTTCCATCCGGCGAAGTTGCCCACGGCCTCTTCGCCGAAGTCCGCGCGTGCGCTCTGCGTGCGCTGCTTCTGCCGCGTGATCGCCAGCTGCAGATCCTTCAGCGACTCGGCCGAGTCGGCCATCGCATCCGCCTTCTGCTCGGGCGCAAATCGCTTCGCGTAATACACCAGCATCCGGTCCACGATCGTGTCCTCGGCATCGAGAATCGGCACGTACGTGTTTTCAAAGTTGATGTTCTTGCCCAGCACCGGCGGGATCGCGATCTTGCACCGGATCCGCAGGTCGAGCTCCTGGAGCGCGCCCGGCATCCACACCGCATTGCCGCGCCACTCGTACACGCCCATGCGGCCCACCTGCATCCGCGGCGCCAGGCCATCCGGCCGCGCGTGCATCTCCACAAAGTCCAGCCCTGTGCCGGTCGCCCGCTCCCACAGACGGTCGATCCCCATCGCTCCGGCCGGCAGCTTCCACTCGCTGTGCATCGCGAAGCCGTCGAAGTAGCCCAGGAAGCCCAGGCTCACCTGCACGGCCGGGTTCGGCTGTGTCAGCGCCGGGATCCCGGTCAGGATGTAGTTGTCGATGATCAGCGCCGGGTCGCCGATGTTGCGCAGGTTGCGGTACAGCCAGCGAATCGCCTTATTCAGGAACGGTTTCGTGAAGGGCGCATCGTTGGTCGCGATGATCCCGCCCTGCGGCCCATCGTTGCCGCCGCCGTCATCGTTCACCAGCGAGCGGAACTGGTCCATCATGCCCTGCAGGTTCGGATACCGCTGGACGCCGGAAACACTCATTCGTTCACGCTTCCAAAACTTCGCATTTTGCTAACTTGGCCCTCGGGATCCACGCCGCCGCGCGGGAGACATGGCCACGCGGCATGCCGCATGGAGTCCCGAGGAACCAAGGTTGGTTGACGTCCCTTTAAGCAGCCTTGCCGGCTGCTTTCTTCGCTGCCGGCTTCTTTGCCGGCTTCGCAGTCGCCGTTGCATCCGCTTCGGCGCCGTCAGGCGCGTCCGCTCCAGGTGATGGCCACCACTCTTTGCCTTGGGGTACGTCAGATTTCGATTTCACGCCTGCGTCGACAGCCTTCTGCCAGTCGAGAACGCAGATCACGCCCAGCGCTGCGCTCTTGTGGAAGCCCACGCCGGAGGCGATCGACTCACCACAGTTCGGGCACAGCCTCGAGGCCTTGCGCTTCTTGTGGTACGCGCGCTCCTCGCCGAAGAAATCCAGCGCCATGCGCAGGTCCATGCCGTCCGGCCCGTTCAGGAACTCCATCAGCTCCTTGGGCGACGTGCTCTCGAGCGAGTCCGCATGCGCGATCAGCGCTTCGGAGCGCTTGCCGCGGCGAGCCTCCGCCTTGGCAATCTCCTGCTCCGTCGGCACCTCATTCAGCGAGAGGAACAGGCCCTGCGCAAACAGGTCCGCACCGGCACTGGTGCCGAAGAACGCGGCCATCTCCGGCCCGGGATTCCAGTCCGGATCGTTGGTCGGGTTATTCGGGTTCAGCAGGTCGACGGCCGCGCGCCAGCCGTCATGCGCTTCGCCGCGCTGACGTCCGTTCTCGGTGTTGTGCACCGCCTGGATCAGCGGATCGGGCACATGGGCGACAGTAACGTAGCGCTCGCCCGGCTTACAGCCGCGCAGCACCAGCTTCGACCACAGCGGTGCGCGATCGATGCGAAACTCGCGCGCCGAGGTCGAGAACACGTGGATCATGCGGTCCGGCGTGCGCAGCATGTTGCGGTCGACCCGCGGGTCAAACCACTGCGCATTCGCAGCGGCCGTCTTTTCCCTGGACTCAGGGTGATTCAGGTCGTGAAATTCCATAATTGTCATGTCTCCTTGGCATTGCATGCAGCCGACGCGCTGCGCGCCGGGCATAGAAAAGCCCCGCTCGAGGCGGGGCTCTCCGTTCCTTTGAAACGTTCGTACTATCCGGTCGAGTTGGCGGCCACTGTGTCCAGCTCGCCTTCCTCCTGCTGCTGGCCCTGGTTGACGTCGCCCGGATTCGGCCAGTCGGTCGCCCGCCGCCTCTGCTCGCTGCTGCCGGCGCCTGTGGCAGGGAGCCCCGATATCTCCCTGATCTCCTGCGTCGAGGGAGGCTCGGTGCGCCGCTCGTTTCCGGCGATCGAAGCGGTGTCGGTGTTGAGCTTGCGCTCGAGAGCCGCAGCATACTCGCGCCACAGCATGGCCGAATCGAATGCGATGACGTTGTCACTCTCGTCCGCCATTTCACTGACCGGCGTATAGCCCTCTTCAAACGCCTTCGCCGGCGAGAACGTTCGGTAGCCGTCGCCATACAGCACCAGGTACCAGCCCGTTTCCGGCCGGGGCTTGCGCTGCATTTCCTCGTGCGGGATCACGACGTTGTCGAAGCCGTCGTAGAGGTGAAGCGTCAGCGAGCCGTCGCCGCCACGCTCGACGCTCTGGATCTTCGCGGCAGAAACTTCCTTGTGGCACTTGTACAGCGGATACTGGTTGGACTGCGTTGCGGTGGGATTCATAGACACGCCCTTTCGAAAGGTGGGGTCTGAACAGCGCGCATCCCAGGGTGCTCAGTTGTGCCCAGCTTACTCCCGGGAGAGCTCACCACAACGTGCCGCGTTTGAGGCGCGAAGCGCGTCCGCTCCATGCAATGGCTAGCTCAGCTGCATCATCCCTTTCGGCATCTTCGCCGCCAACGCCATCGCCTGGCGCATCCCGCGCTCCATCACTTCCACCTTCTTGGCCACCACCGAGGTCCGGCAGCCCTGATTCGTGAAGCTCGCCGTCGCGCCTCGGAAAGCCGGCGCGCAGTCGGCCTTCGCGTCCATCATCTCGTTCAGGACCTTATCCTCCTCGAGCTCCATCTCCAGCCGCAGCGCCGCAGCCTTTTCTTCCTCGGTCAGCGCCACCCAGAACTTCACCGCCGGCAGCACCACGTCGATCAGGAAGCCGGAGAGTTCCAGCCGCTCCACTTCCATGACGCCGTTCACCATCTCGCGATGAATGAACTTGTGCAGCACCACGTATTGCCCGCTGTAGGGATACTCGCCCAGCTCCTGCAGCCCGGTCGCCTCGTCTTTGTGGTGCCAGTACCAGCGTTCCGGAGATCCGAACGCCGCGGCCGGCTTCCACATCATCAGCATCCAGCACGGCTCGTTGCCGCCGATCAGGAAGTCGCGATAGCCGAGGTAGCCATCCTTCGCCCAGTAGCCGCCCGAACGCTGCCGCTCGTGCTGCGCCCAGACGATCTTGAACACCGGCTCGCCGTACGGGTTGGTCCCGCCGGCGCGCGTGAACGCGTCCTGAAACTCAGAGGGACAGATTCGAGGCATTAGCCCAGCACCAGCTTTGCATTGGCGCCGTCAGGCGCGTCCGCTCCATGCAATGGCACCAGTTCGCCGTGGGTGTCGGCGACGCGGATCAGGAAGGTGCGAACCTCGCCCTTCTCGAACGCGTTCTCTCCGTTGCGGCCGTTGCGCAGGTTGATGTAGTCGCGGCCGTACTCAGAGCAGCGCACTACGTCGCCCACCTTGTACGGCATCGGCATCAGGATCCCGCCCATGGGCACGCCATCGCCCACTGCCAGCACCTTGCCGGTCATCGGCTTGCGCGACAGCCGCGTGTGCGCCTGGTCGGACAGCACAAGCCCGCTCGTGCTGAGCTCTGTCTCGGCCACCGGGATCTCCTCCACGAAGATCTTGTCCAGTACCGCCCGGAACTTCACTTCCTCGCGCGGCCGGATAATTGGCACGCCCAGTGCCTCCCCCGCCGCCAATACTTCGGCCTCACGCAGCTTGCGCTGCTTCGCCTCTCCCATGTCTCTTTGTCTCCTGAAAATCTAGGTGGGCCGAGTCATTCTCGTTTAAGCCTGAGGTGGCTTCACCAAGGCCCCACCTTACTGTTCTTGTCTACCTACACAGTTGGAACTGGCAAGCCCTGGAAGTAGAACTGTCCCTTGGGATCCGCGCACACCAGCTGCAGGCCGCACTCGTACCCGAAGGTGATCGCGTCGTAGTAGCTGTAGCCCGCGGTCACCGCCGGCAGCGGCGCAATCGTGTTGCCCGGCGTCCACTCATGCAGGCGCGTATCGAACATCACGCCCACATGCCAGTCGCTCGGCCGGAAGCGGTCCATCCGGGTCGGGTCGCAGGTGTTCGAGTAGACCACCGGCTTTCCGCCCCACTGCTTCTGCAGGCTGCGCTTGGCCAGGTCGGGAACGTCCTCGCCACCGTCATCGGCGCGGGTGATGAGCGTGTTGTAGTAGCTCATCGAGAGCGCGACGCCCTGGGCAGGGTTGGTGTAATAAAACTCCTGCTCGTTCTCGTCGTACTCGTCGCCGCGCGCCCTGGACAGCAGCGCTTCCACGCGCCCGGACATCGCCAGCGTGATCGCGCCGGTGTTGTTCAGGTTGATGGTCGGGGTCGACAGGCGGCCCGGATACAGCGCCTTGTTGATGCCCGCGATCGTGCCCGTGCTTCCGTTCGCGATCCAGTAGTTCTTGCCGTAGATCGACGATCCGGCTGTGCCCGTTGCTCCCAGCACCACCAGGATGTCGCCCGTCTGCGTCGCTCCACCCGTCGCCGGCAGCACCGTCGAGAAGTACAGCGTCTGCGCGACCGGATCCACGTAGCTGATCGTCGCCACGCCGCGCGCCGTTCCACCCACCGCCGGCAGCACCTGGATCACCTGCTGATCGCTGAAGCCGGCCACCGTGTTCAGGCCGCTGATGTAGCTGGTCTGCGCTCCGCTACCCGAGTTCGAGCTGACCGTCGCGGTGGTCGGGATGTTGGTGATGGTGCCCGAGCCGTCGCCGTTGAACAGGCCTTCGATGCCGTTCTCGAACGACTTCAGCGACTGCTTCATCTCCTCCTTGTTCACCTTCACCAGGCCGCGATCCTTGCCGTCAGTGGCCTGCTGGGTGAGGTTGGAGATGGTGCACGTGTTGATGATGCGGACCGGCGCCGCCACGAACGAATCCGTGGTCGATCCGGTGCCGCTCGGCCACATCGGGATCGTGCCCCCGCTGTCGGCCGAGAACTGCTGGATGGCCGCGCCGCCCTGCGCGCGGAATGGAACCCGCAGCGGCTGGCGCTGCACGCCGCCCGCCGAGGTCATGTTGGAGATGGGGTGCTTCTTGCCGTCCTTCAACAGCCGCTGCTGCAGCTTGTTGAAGCGCGCCTGGTAATCGGGAATCTGGTCTACGAACGCTTCAAGTTCCACTGCCTCGTAGGCCAGCTCTGTCACTGGTGCCATGATGTTGTTTCCTGCTTTGCCTGAGATCGCCCATGTCCGTCCCGAACGCGCTTATGCGCAGCTCGCCCGTATCATGGCGTCGTGATGTCTCGTCACTCGATCGATCAAGCGCGCCGGCTTCACGTTTAACGAGGTAGTGATCTCGAACCGCGGCTGAATCTGGTACTCCGTACTTCTACTCACTGGCCGCTGTCTCTTACGGCCAAACTTTTCCGGTGGCGCAGGACGTCTTTTGTCGTCGTGCACCACACGAAACCTTTACAAATCCTGATATGGGTTACTCGAGGTCCTCGAGAGTAATGATCGTTCCGCCGCAAAGATTCGCGCTGACTTCAGGTGCCTCGCATTTGAAGCGGAGGACCTTCGCAACGCGTCTCCCGTCGGGGCCACAGAACCATTCATTTCCCTGCTCGTCGCGTTCGGCATATCCGATCTTGCCACCCGTCCGTACGCCATAGATCGGCCGGCGATTTCGATTCCCCGGCATGAACCCGATCACGCGGCGGGCTTCACCCACTTCACCTTCCTGCCGTCCTTCAGCGTGTAGATCTTCTTCCACTGATCCTCTTCCGAGGTCTTGCGGTAATCGATCTCCTCCGGGTTCGGCTTCACGCTCACCACCGTCACCGCGCCTGTGCCCGCTGCCCCACGTGCGCCAGCCGCCGCACCGGTTTTCGCCCCGGCCTGCTGGACGCCGGGCTTCGCTCCGCCGCCGATGAAGCGGCCGTAGCGCGCCTTCACCACCCCGTCGACGACAGCCTTCCCGTGCCGGTTGATCGCCGACTTCACAAAGTTCGCCACCGTCGCCGGATCGGGATTCTTCTGCCCGCGGTAGATCTTCATCTGCTTCATGTACGCCGGGTCGGCCTCGCCCGCAGCTTTCATCCGCGCCTTGAAGGTATCGAACAGGTCGGCCTTCGCGGCCGGATCCAGCTTCAGCTTCGCGGCGTACGGTTTGAACAAATCCTCCAGCTTGGTGCGCTCGTATGTCGTCACCCGCGGCGCAATCTTGTTGTCCCAGTGCGCGGTCTGCGTCTCGCGGTCCAGCTGCGCACGCTGCTCCGCGATGTCGCCGGCGCCCTTGTCGCTGCCCGCTGTCTTCAGCTTGCCGGCGCGGTCCTCGTTGGCCTTGAACCACTGCCCGATATTTCCCAGCAGCTTGGTAATCGCCGCGATCTTGCCCTTCTCATCCAGGTGCGGCGCGTCCAGCACGTCGATCATGCGGTCCAGGTCGCCCACCATCGGCGAATTCATCAGCCCGCCCATCAGGTGCGGCAGCAGCGCCGCCGAGTATGCCTCCGGATCGGCCTTCATAATGCGATCGAGAATCGACGGCATCAGCTTGGCCAGGCCAGGATCGAAGTCCGGGCCCAGCGCCTCGAGCGCCTTCGGATCGCCGGCCGCCAGGGCCGCGTCGGTCGCGTCCGTCTGCTGCACCCGCTCCTGCAGCGTGGTCAGGCCTTCGGCACCGCCTACACTCTCGATCAGCGCATACTTCTCGCGGATCGCCGGCAGGCCGCCTGGCTCCATCTGCTTCAGCTGCTGGGTGGCGTAGTAGTCGGCGCGCACCTGCTTGGCGAACTTCGCGCCCTCCGGCGTCGATTCGAACGTCTTCAGCGCCTCGCGAAACTCCTTCGGCCCATAGCGCGCGTCGGCTTTGTCGCCTTCGCCCTGTCCATCTGCGCCCGCGCCTTCAGTGCTTTGATCGCCACCTTGACCGTCGCCCAGATCGCCGTCACCGCCGTCGCCGCCACCGTCGCCACCAGGATCCTCAAGCCCTCCGTCGGCACCGCCATCGAAGCCACCATCCTCGCCCACCGCAAACAACGTCTCGATCACGCCCGGTTCGGGCATGTACTCGCTCAATTCCATTTGTCTCTGTCTCCTGTATCTACGCCCGCTGCTCGCGCGCTAGCGCGTCCCCGCCTCAACGCAGTTGACCGCCGGGATTCACCGTCGAGATCTTCTGCTTCACCGGCACGCCACTGGCGTCGACGCCTTCCTTCTCAACCGTCACCTCGTGCGGCACCAGCTCGCCCGCGTTGGTGAAGTCATCCGGCCCGGCCTGCACGCCCACCGCCTGCCACGCCTGCGCCTGCACTGCCGGCGGAGCCTTGTCGATCGCGCCCGTGATGCTCACCTTCGGGATCAGCGGCGGCACCGGCGTCAGCTTCTTCTTGATCGCCTCATGCTGCTGCCAGTGCAGCAACAGGTTCTGGTACCAGGCCTGCTGCTCGGCGTCGCCGTTCTTCAGCTTGCGGCCCTCCGGCGAGTTGATCTTGGCCAGCGTTACCGCCGCCTCCACCGCATGGTTCTCGCTGCCGTCCTGGGCCACCGGCACGCTCGAGATCTTTACTGGTACCGGAGGCTGCAGCAACGCAAGCGCCTGTTTCGCCTGCGCAAGTAACTTCGCCCCGTCGGGCGTCTGCGCCTCCGGATGCGTTTCACCCTCGGCGACGACCTGCTGCAGCTGCTGCCAGTTCTGGTAGTCCGGCCACTGCTGCAGGTCCGGGTTGTCGATCGGTCCGGACTCCAGCAGTAGCTCGAACTCGCCCTGCTGCTTCTCCACCGCATCCAGCCCTGGGATGTTCAGCCCGCTCAGGCTCGGCATGTTGGAGAAGAACGGAAGGTTCAGCGGATCTTCGACGATCGCCTTGTACAGCGCCACGTTGGCGGACTGCTCCACCAGCTGCGCGGTCTGGGCCTCCTGCTCGGCCAGCGTCTGCGGGATCTCCAGGCTCACCGGATAGCACAGCGCGTTGCCCTTCAGATTGGCCAGCTGCACGGTCAGCTTGTTCTGCCCCGGCGTGCGGCTCCGGATGTCGGTCTTGCGGTTGGCGCGCGCGGACATCGCCGCCTGCGTCGCCGCCTGGGCCAGCGCCTTGCAGCTATGCGCCCAGGGCTGGCCAAACACCTGCAGGCTCTGGTCGCGGTTCAGCTGCGACTCGCCCACCGTGCCCACATCGCCCTGGCCAAACATCGTCGGCGTCGCGCCGTCCATGGCTTCGGGCGCGCCATTCACCAGCCACTGCACAAACTCCATCAGGCCGCTCGCGATCGTCGGCACATTCTCGATGCCGGTCAGGTCCTGGATTCTCTGCGCTGGGTTCTCCAACCGCACCGGCGTCACAATCGACGGATCGCTCGACTGCTGGTTCAGCGCGTCGACGTCGATCGGCCCCTCGGCCGCAAAGCGCCGCGGAATGCAGCCCACAAAATACCGCACCACCAGGCTCAGATTCTGGTTCAGCACCTTCTGCAGCGGCAGGTAGTTGGCGCCGATCGCGCGACGGTTCTGGCCATCGCCCTTGCGCGCGTGCGTCACCGTCAGGTGATCGTCCATGCCCTCGTTGCGGGCGAAGGCAAACTGCGAGCCCGCATGCGTGATCCGGCAGCCGCGCGGGAAGTTCTTGTACCACGCTGCCCGCTTGGTCTTGTCTTTGATCATGCGGTACTGGCTCGGCCGGAACCAGGTATGGGTCTCGGTGGCGTCCTTCATGAACGTCTCGCCCGAGGCTGTCGAGTTCTGCACCGCCAGCCGCACATTGATGCGCGCCATGCGGTCGTACTGGTCGCTCGATCCCGCCGCCGACTGCCCCGCTTCGATCTTGTCCTCGATCCACGGATAGCGCTCGCGCAGGATATCGACGTCGACCTCTTCGGCCAGGCGAAGATGGCCCATGTCGAAGATCTCGTCCGCGTAGATCGGCAGCTTACTCTCCAGCGTGCCGTGCGCCGTCGTGATCTCACACACCGCCGGCGACTCCGCCGACTCCGCGTCGGACAGCACTCCGGGTGGGAGAACTTCGCCTTCACCTACGTCGAGCGCCTCGCCTGCGCCCTGCATCTCGTTTTCCGGCGTGACGCCCTCGGCCTCGCCGGCGCCGAAGGTCTCATCCTGGGTCACCGCCTCCGTACCCCAGCGCTGCTGGTCGGCCACGGACCGGGTCCACAGCACCGCGCGCCCGTCGGTGTAGAACAGGCGGCTGATCTTGGCCAGCACGCCCTTGATGTCCGAATCCGTCTTCCAGACCTCGAGGTAGGTATCGCTCTCATCGGCCATGGTCTGGTCCGGCGGCGAATCAGGATCCTTCGGCCCGAACTTCAGCCCTGGCACCTCGCGGCTCAGCGCCGCAATAATCTTGTCTTCGCGCGCGCCATACACATTGCAGGCGAAAAGCTTGCGCGCATTGGCTTCCGCCATGATGGAGCCCGGCGTCGCCCGCCCCGCCCCGCCGAACAATCCCCAGCCCTTGTTGCCCGAGAGTAGGAACTGGTAGCCGCGCGAGAACAGCCGCGCCTCCCAGGCCTGCAGGATCTCGAAGATCCGCGAGCTCGAGTCCGTCTTGGTGGCCGACTCGGTCAGCTGGTCGATTACATCCTTGTAGCCCGCCAGCTCGTCCGGCCCGAACATCGGCTGGTCACTGACGTCGATCGACGCGTAGCGCCCTGGCACATAGTCCGGGTCCTGCTGCTGCCAGTCCAGCGCCGTAAAGATCTCCGGGCCCGGCTGCTGGCCATCACCACCCGTACCATCGCCGCCCGTTCCGTCGCCGTTGGCGCGAAGCGCGTCCGCTGGCTGCAATCCTTTAGGCATGCCCGTGCACCTGCGCCATGTTGGGGTTCGCTTCCAGCCACAGCTCGACAAACGACTCGGTCAGCGCGTCGAGCGCTTCGCGCATCTGGCGATCGCAGTACTCGGCGACGGTCTTCGCCTGTTGGATCTTCGGGTTATCGAGGCGCGGAGTAGTTTCATAGGGCACCCACACCAGCTCCGGCGGTATCGGAATCCACAACTCTGTTTCCATCGGCCTTATTTCTCCGTCGCTTCGGCGCGAAGCGCGTCTGCTCCACGCAGTGGTTCGGGGTAAAGCCTCTCCACCGTCGCGTCGATCTGCCGCTCGCGCAGCGCAGCCTTCACGGCTGCGTCGAACTTCCGCCGTGTGCCTGGCACCGTCATCCCGAAGCTGGAGATCGAGGCCTTCACCTCGCCGCCCACCACCAGCTCATAGCGCCGGGCCCTTGGATCAAAGCGCACGCAGTCCTTCGCCGCCGGATTGACCTGCGGCAGGTCTTTCAGCACACTCACTTCTTTTTGGGCTCCGGCTTCGCTGGATCCTTCTTCGCTGGATCCGCCGCCGGCGGAAGCTTCACGATCCCGCCCATCGCCTCATCGAAGTGGTAGCCAGGATGGTTCTTCGCGATCTCCGCCTCCACCGCGTGCAGCTGCGCTTCCAGCTGCTGCCGCTGCTGCTGGTTGTTCGCGAGCGCGGAGGCGAGCGCCTGAAGGGCAATGCCCTCGGTGACTGTGGGCGGAATGGGAACGGCCTGCACATCCGCCGCGACAGCCGCGGGCTTCGCCGCCTGCGCAAACGCCGCTTCCACAGCGCAGCCGTTCATCCACGCCGCCAGCAGGCAGGCCCCGATCCAGAGAATGTGCTTCGCTCTCACTCCTGGCCACCGCCGCCGACGCCGGCGCAGTCGGCCGCAAACTTGTGGGCCTCGCCCGCGCTGCCGTGCTCGGTGTCGTGCTCATGCCCGTCGGGATGCCGCGCATGCACCTTGTGCACGCCGTTCTCGTGATCGTGCTGGATGTTCAGCTCCTCGGCGGGCCCATGCTCGGCCGCCAGCGCCGCACCGTCCTGCGCACCATCCTGCTCATCAGGGTTGCCGCCCATGCCGTCATCGCCGGCCGCGCCCATCCCTGCGCCGCCGATCTTCTGCGGTGCCGGCTGCTGTGCACCAAAACGTGCGTCCGCGCGCTTCATCGTGTCGCGGTTGGTGTGCTTCGATCCGTCTTTTGCTGTGAAATTCGCCATCTACGTCCTCGCTTGTTCCTCAAACTGCTGCAGGTTCTGGGTCACAACCTCGTCCCACCCGCCCACCGGCCGCCGCCCCTGCAGGCGCTCCGCCCTCGGCGTTACCAGCTCCACTAACCGGTCCACGCTGGCCTTCGTCTCGAAGATCGCGTGGTCAGTCTCTTTGCTGGATTCCAGCCAAACCAGATGTCTTGCCGCAGCGTCGTTCGCGTTGCTCTCGATCGCCGCCCGCATCTCGCGGACCTGTTCGCGATTGGCCTCGAGCTCCTGCAGCACCAGGCCGTTCTGCCGCACCTGGTTCTCTGCCGCGCCGTTCAGCAAAACGAGCCGCGCATTGACCAGATCGAGTCCTAGCCACGCCTGCACCCGCGAATAAAGGTTCAGGCCGCGCATGCTGCTCTCGCTCTACGCCGGCTGCACTTGTTCACCTTGGCCGCGGTCCTCCGGATCGTGCCGTGCCAGTCCAGTTCGTAGCCGAAGCGCGGCAGCATCTTCACCAGCGTCGTGCCCGGAATCTGCACTGGGCGATACGTCGCGCGCCGCGGAAACCATCCTCGTCCGCGGCTGGTCGATCCCATCGCACTCGGCGTCTCCCGCCGCTTGATTGGCTCGAGCGCCTTGCGGAACGCCTCGCTGCGCACCTCAGACGGCTTCTTCGCCAGGCTGCGGCCAAGGGCCTCCACCAGGCGCTTCAGCACGCCCAGTCCCAGAATGTTTTTCTGCATGTCTCTGTCTCCTGCCTTCACGCGCATCAGCGCGTCTCCGCCAACCGCTAGGTTTCCCACCACTGCTTCGGTTGCCGCGCCTTGGTGCGCCGCTCCGTCTCTTTCAGCCGGATCCAGTGCTTCTCCGTCTCGCTCGGCGCAGCATCGATCTCTTCGCGCAGCAGCTCTTCGCGCGGCTTCTTCGCCGGCGAGCCCAGGATGTGATAGATCCCGTAGCCTGCGCCCTGCAGCGGATCGTCGCCCAGGAACTCCGCAATCTTTTCCTTATGCACCTCGTGCCGCGGCGCGACCTTGATGCACTCGATCAGCTTTGGGCACTCGCTGGAGATGATCCAGTTGGCCCGCTCGATCGGCACCCCGTCGGCCGTCCTGCCCACCTTCACCCGCCGGCGCAGCATGTTGTACATCGTCTGCTCGCGCCCGATCTTGTCATTGCCCGCGTTCAGCGGCAGCGGCAGAGCGTACGGCCGCAGAATGCGTCCCATGCGCATCGCCACCGAGTTCGGGTTCGCGCCGTAGCTCTTCGTGGTCTGGTCCGCAAACGCGTCGTGCGAGAACGGGAAGCTCACAAACTTCGGGAACTTGCCCTGCTCGTCCATCGACTCCTTGATCACCAGCTCGGCCAGCATCTCCGGGTCGTGGTGCTGCACCATGCGCTCCTTGTAGGTCCGCACAATGCCGAAGTCGTCCATGTAATGCCAGTAGATCGCCGCGAAGTGCTCAAAGCCCCAGTCGCCGGAGATCCAGCGCCGGTGCCACGGCTGCGGCTGGCACTCTTCCGGTGCGCAGACGTTCTCCGCCTCGTCGAACGCGCCCATGAAGTAGCCGCCGACGATGTCCCACGACCCAACCATCAGGGCCTTGCGGATGGCCAACTGGTACGTCTGCAGGTTCTTCAGGAACTGCGGATCGTTCGCATAGATCGGGTTGTCGCGATACGTGCACGGAAAGTACGCATAGTCGGCCGGGTTATACAGCCGCTTCTGGTCCTCGTCCATCTCGTCGCAGGGCTGGTGCAGCACAAACACCTTGCGCACCCACATCGCGCCAACGCCGATCGGGTTGCCGGCGCCGTCCTTAGTGCAGAACGGGTCCACCGGGCAACGATTCCAGGCCGACGTCGCGTTCCACTGGCTGAACGTGAACTCGCACAGCTCGTCGTAGAAGATCTTGCGCCACTGCCCCTGCCAGTTCCACGCATCGTGCTCGTACTGCATCGAGCCGAAGTTCATGCTCGCGCCGTTCAGCCAGTTCACCTTCAGCGACGTGCGATCGAAGCTCCGGTAGAGCTCCTTCGGGATCAGCTCCTCGAACCGCGTCACCAGCGTGGCGCGCAGCTTGGGCTGGGTCCGCCGCAGCATCAGGGTATGCACATGCGGCGCGTCGTCCATGTTGAACTCGTTGGAGCTCACCATGTGCTCGACGATGCCGCACGCCGTCTTGCCTGGTCCGGCCGCGCCGCCCAGGAAGTTATACGGCGCCGTCGACTGGTGAAACAGCCGCTGCTTCGGATAGGGGCTGTAGCGTTCCTTGAAATTGATCTTCAGCAGCCGCTCGCGAAAGTCCTCCGCGAACCGTTCAACCCCCGTCTGCACGCGTTAGCTGAGAAGGAACGCGCCCAGGTCGCCGAGGATGGCCCCAGCCTCAATCAGCGCGCTTCTGGCGTCCTTGAGCGTTCCGTCCAACCCCGGCGAGTTCGAGGCCGGTAGCTCTTTGGCATTGCCGTCCGCTGCCTTCGAAATCTGCAGGATGGTGCCTGCGTGAGCAGCCAGAGCCCGGGCGCGATCACGAACCTGCTCCGCCAACTCGCGTACCGACGTCGCCTCTTTGGAAGAGACGCAATCGTCGCTACCAAAGGAACGGCCGATTGCGCCCGCCGGCGCGTCGGGGATACCTATGACCCGTGTGGTTTCGTGATTTTTCAACTGCTTCTGGTTCTGCTCGTACATGTCTCTGTCTCCCTTACTTCTTTTGCTTCTCGGCGCGCAGTGGCCGAGGCACGTCGTGGATCAGCTGCACGCCCAGCATCCCCGAGTGCTCCACCTTGTCGGTGAACAGCTTCAACTTCTTGCCCAGCAGCTCGAGCGCGTTCACCTTGCTCGCGAGCTTGATCTTCTTCAGATGGCCGATCACGCATCCGTCCCGCGTGATCTCCCGCACCTCGATGCCTTCGATCGCAGCGGCCGTGTCATCATCCAGCTCTGCGATCGGCACCAGCGAACCGTCCGGCCGGAACATCTTCTGCGGCCGGCGATACGCAATCTTGCGCAGCTCATCCAGCACGCCTTCGGCCGTGACCTTCCGGCGCGACAGCGCGCTCGCGGTCCACACATCGACGACCGCCGCAACCTTGACATCTTTCAACAGCCGCGAGGCCTGCGAATCTGCCGTCGCCTGGCTGTAGCCGGCCACGATCGCCGCCCGCGTCGCATTGCCGCCGTTGGCCATGTACTCGGCCACAAACGTCTGCTGCCGATACGGCAGCCGTGCCAGTAGCTCATCCAATACGTCAGTGCCTGCGACATCGCCGCGCTGCTCAACCGGAACCGCCTCAGCTTCAGCATCTAAATGCTGGTCCAGCTCCGGAATGACCGGCTCTTTCGGAGCTGCGACCTTCTTTTTCGGCGAAGGGGCTGGACGGGTCCCCACACGATCCCGGCCAGCTCCGCTCGTCTTCGCCTTCCTCTGCGCTTTCGCGCCCCCCGAGGAACTCTTACTCTTCTTCGCCGCCACTACGCTCTCGCAACTCCCATGGCAATGGCTCCAGCAAACGAGACTCCAGCAGAAGCCACGTCATCCGGTCCAGCGCCTTCCTGTAACGCCGCATGCACGTGGTGACGGTCACGCCCAGCAACGCGGCCGCTTCGCTCAGCCCGTAGCCTTCACACGCCACCCGCTGGATCACGCGCCGCTCGTCCGCGTTCAGCCGCGAGATCAAACGCTCCAGGTCCAGGCGAAGGTCGATGGAACCGCCGTGCGCCTGAATCTTCAGACCATCGCCGCGAAAGATCTCTCTTCCCAGCAGCGAGGGTGCACGCCCGGCGCCGTCACACAGCTCCGCATAGCGCCGCAGCACCGTTTCGGTGTATTTGCGGTAGAACGCCAGCTCAGTCACGCGGCCGGCACGTCGACCTTCAGCGACGGCGCCTTGGTCACCACTTCAAAACACAGGGCGACAAGCCCTTTGATCTTCTTCAGCACATTCGCCGGTCCGGAGAGCGTCTTCACCACCTCGGCCGGCGAGCCCACCAGCTTGTACGTCGTCACCGGCGTGAAGAACTGCTCGCTGACGCCTTCGATCCCGCTCTTCTCCAGATAGCCGCGCAGCTCGTCGATCGCCGCATCGTTCTGCTTCGTCATCCGGCCCGTCGTTACTGTCGCCGTTGTGCGCTCGCCCTGCATGCGCATCGAGGCCTCGGCATGGCGCACGCCGAACAGCTTCACAATGCCCACAATCTCGTCTTTCACGGCGTCGACGGCGGCCTTCTTTTCAGAGGCCGCCTCGGCCGCTTCCTGCGCACTCGACTGCAGTCCCGCGAACCGCGTCAGCAGCGCATCGAACTCTCTTCCTGTCGGCCGCTTCATGCGGCCACCTGTTCCGGCTGCAGAGCACGCACTGCGCCTCCGGCGGCCTCCCACTGCACCTTCGCCGCCTGGCAGATCTCTCCCCAGGGCATGAATGTCGACCGGTTCAAACCGGTGGCTTCGAAATATCCGTCGTACATCGCCCGGCCCGCCACCAGGTTGGTGTCGCGCACCGCTGCCGCGGCACCCTGCTCCCACAGCCGTCGCGCGCTCGCGCGCAAGCTGTCGAATGAAAATCCCCGCGTCACGCTCCCGTTCGAGGAGTGGAACGCATCGTGCGCTATCTGACCCAGATTCAAGCTGCCTGCCTTCCTAAACTCACCGCCAAGCCCCTGCGCAGGCGCACCACGGTCTGCACCGTCAAGCCCAGCTCCACGCCGATCTCCGGGTTCGTGTAGCCCTCGGCCAGCAAGCGCAGCACCAGCTCCTCACGCGCGTCCAGCTTGGCCAGCTCCCGCTGCACCGTCAGGTGCTCCAGGATGATGTCGTCCAGCGCCTGGCCCGCAGTCGTCTCGTTCCGGCCGGTCGCCTCAAATGTGTTCAGCCGCTGCACGCTGCGCACGGCCAATGGCCTGCGATTCCTGCACCGCCGCCGAAGGTGTCCGGTCTCACAGGGCGCTGAGTTCACGTTTCAAGCCCTCCCGGAAGATCCGCTCCGCCCGCGCTCGCTCCGGGTCGCCCTGGAAGGCTTTGCAGCCCTCATGCTCCCGCTCCAGCTCGCTCCGCCGCCGGCGCATCTCCGCCGGGTCGTTCCAACTCTGCGCCACACTCGTCGCCTGCCCGCAACAGTCACACACCAGGCAACGGCTCTCCGTCCGGTGCACAATCACGCTGCGAGCCGTTCGCCCCTGAACAGCCCCATCGCCTGTTTCCGCTGCGCGTCGGAGATCGGCGGCCGCACCGCCACCGCCCGGGTGTCGCCGATCAGCGGCCACGTGATGAACCGCTCCACCTCATGCCGCTCATGCCGGCTCAGCGTGCTGCCGCCCACGTAATTCGCCACGGCGTTCAGCGTCGAGAACGTCAGCGAGCTCGAGCTCCGCCGCACGATCTGGCTGGCCTTGGTGCGCTTGTAGCCCACCACCTTCACCACCCCGTCGTCGTCCCGCCGCACGATCCGCTCAGCCTCGCCGCGGGTCACCGCTCCCTCGGCCTTCGCCTGGCTCACCGTCTGGAAGCTCCAGTCCCGCCAGCCGCCGGCTTTTTCCTGCAGGTAGTCGAACATCCTCACCATCCGCGTCTGGGCGGACAGCACGAACTTCCCGCGGGACCGGCTACGGGTACGGCAGTGTTTACGCATCGATTCTCCGATAGAAAATGAGCCGGATTCGGCTGAAACGACGCCAGCCAGCCGAAGGCATCGGCTGGCTGGCTTGGGAGGCAACTATCAAAAAACTAGCAAGAACATGAAATTTCGAACATGACGCTGCAAACGCTTGGTTGGCCTTCTTGGAGCGAGGCCGCCGCTGATCCGATGTTCCGGGCGCGCTCGTATCGTCTGTCTCTGAAAATAGGTGGCCGGGATGCTCCTCCCACCGAGGAGCCCCGTCCGCCGCAGCTCCCCCACCGGGAAACAGACCCTGACAATAGCAGCCCCCCACCCACCCGTCAAAGAAAATTGTGGACCTTCGGGCAACCCAAAGTAACGTACATAGCAACTTCGGGCGGGTCTGGCGTCAAGTTTAACTTGACACCGTAATCATCTATGATTACATTAGAAGAATGAAGAGCACGGAGTTCAAGCGGTGGCTGGCTAAGCAGGGAGTGACCTTCAAGCCCGGAAAGGGCAGCCACCTGCACGCCGAGCTGAACGGCAAAATGTCCGTGCTCCCCATGCACAGCAAGGAATTAGGCACCGGCCTCGTCGCCGCCATCAAGAAGCAGCTGGGCCTCAAGTAATAGGGGCACGCCCCGCACCGAAAGGATGTCACCATGCTCTACCCGGTCAAACTCACCCGCGACGGCCCGTTCTTCATGGCCAGCTTCCCGGACATCCCGGAGGCGCTCACCCAGGGCGACACCCGGGAAGACGCCCTGGCGCACGCCGCTGACGCGCTCGAGACCGCGCTCGACCACTACCTCGAGGCCGGCATCCCTGTCCCCGCACCTTCGGCGCCCCGCCGCAGTCAGCCCGTCGTCGCTCTCCGTCCGCTGGCCGCCGCCAAGGCTCTACTCCACAATGAGCTGCTCGCGCAGAAGGTGCGGCCCGCCGAGCTCGCCCGCCGGCTGCACATGCCGCGCCAGAATGTGAACCGGCTTCTGGACCGGCGGCACTCCACGTCGATCGACAGCCTGGCCAGCGCCCTGGCCGTCCTCGGCAAGCAACTGGAGGTCACGATCCGCTAGTCCACCCTCGCTCCGCCGGGCGCCAACTCGGCCGGATCGGGAAAACAATATCGCGGGTGTCAGCCCGCACAACCAAGCCTGTAAGGAGGCCCATCATGCACACCCGCCAAGGTGTTGCTGCGCACCCGCACTCCGAGCATATCGAAGTCTCGGAGATTCCCACCCGCCCGCTGCATCAGGCCGCCGTTTCGCTGGCGCCCTGCGGCCCCGGCTGCCGGCGCTTCGTCCCGGACCAGGTCTGGACCGCGATCGGCGCCGTGCTCCATCACCACGGCCCGTGCAAGCGTCCCACCTTCTCGCTCCAGCTCGGCTACCTCATGGCCGTCCAGGGCTGGCGCTTCTGCAAGTGCTACCGCCACCAGGTCACCGCCGCCCACGCCGCCGTCTACGCCCTGCTCGATCCCGTCCAGGCTAACTACGCGGCCGACGACATCCGCTCCAAGGCGGCCCTGTGAAACCGCCCGATCCGGACGCCATGTACCTTCGCGAGACCACCCGCGAAGGCAAGACCAAACACTCGCGCTGGTGTAAGGCCGCGTTCGGCCGGCGCGACTGGCGCTGTCACCGCTGTGCCGAGCTCATGCTCGGCGCAGCCCCCCGCAAGGGCTGGCAGCACGAGTACTTCGCCCGCAAGCTCAACCAGGTCCAGCGCCGCCTGTTCTAACCAGGGAGGAAATCCATGATCGACGTAAAATTCGAAATCCCCGACCAGGAAGCTCTTGCCCTGGCTCAACTCATGAAGCGCATCGGCTGGAACGAGATCCGCGGCAACGCCATCGATGACGATGAAGCCTACCTCATGCGCGATGCTATTTACCGGCTCCAGCAGGGGCTGAGCGAAGCCGGCTATAGCCCGCGCTAAAACAGCTCTCCCTGCTTCGGCTTGGCCGGCTCGCTCTTCCTGTCCCGGCCAAGCTGCGCCAGCCTCTGGATGCATGCCTGGCAGCCGCCGCGGCGGCCGTCGTGAACGTAGTGCATCGTCGGTCCGCCACATTTCGCGCACCAGAACTTCGCTTCCACCGTCGACTTCGTGAAATGCTCGGCCATCAGTGCTCCTTTCTCGCAGCTGCGGCGCGCAGCGCGTCGGCACCATGCAATGGAGCGCCTGTGAACTTGCGGATGAGGGCCAGCAGGATCTGCCGATCGCCGGCGTCCAGGTCCGCGGTGTAGCGCTGAATTTGGGTCAGGAAGCGGATATCCTCCTCGCCCAGGGCCACCCCTGCACCCGCCTGTTCCATACCGGGCGGCGCTTCACAGAACAGCTCCGCCAGCGGCACTTCGAGAGCCTTGGCAATCTTCTGGAGCGTATCGATCCCCGGGTTCGTGTGGCCGTTCTCGACGCGCGAGAAGTAGCAGCGCAACAGCCCCGTGCGGTGCTCCATGTCGCCCTGGGAGAGACCCTTCGCCGCTCGTAGATCGCGAATCCTCGCGCCGATGTTCATCGTCTGCTTGTCGTTGCTTCCGAAGTAACCGGGGCCCCGCGCCGTACCCGTCACCGTCCGCCTGCCATTAGCTTCGGCCGCGCGCGATCGGCGGGAACCTCGCCAAAGAAGTCTGTGTCCACCTGCTCGCCGGTCGCTTCCATGAACTGGATCTCGGCCTTCGCGCTGTCGATGATGGTCTGCGCGACGCTGCTCACCGCCAGCGCGCGTTTGATGTCCATCGGTTCGTCTTTGTCACGCAGCCTTTCTAGTGTTTCGAACAGGTGGTTTCTCAGGTCGCTCATCTTGTTTTTCGGCATCTCTCAGTCTCCTTCGGATCTTCCGTTTCAGTGCGCCGTTGAGCATGATCACCTGGACCAGGTTCTTCGGCAGGTTGTGAACTGTGTTGCGCCGCATCAGCTCCGCGCGCGTGATCAGCTCGAGGTTCGAGAGCTTGATGTTGTCGACGTTCCCGTCTTTTAACACCAGCGTGTGGCCACGCGGAACGGGCGCACGCTTCTTCTCCCACAGCAGGTGGTGCACCGGCTTCCAATTCACCGAATAAGCGACGTACGGCACGTCCGACACCTTGCGGTACCAATAGCCGTCGATCCTGCGCTTCGCGCCGATCGGCATCTTGTTGAGCGATTCGCCTTTTTTGAATTGCGTCTCGCGCATGCGGCCATAGGACACGCCCGGCGATTTCTTGCCTTTGTTCGCCGGCACGTGCCCTTTCGGAAATTGCGACTGGCGGAATGGGTGGTCTGGCCGCGAGCTGCAGCGCCTCGCTTCCTCGCGAATAACGGAAACGTCCTTGCGTAGGTCCAGCTTGCCCGCCAGCCGATAGATCGAGTGAATGGTGCGGTCCAGCAGCTCCGCCAGCTCGCGCGTCGGCGTGAACTCGTAGCAGTGCAGCACCAGGTCAATCTCGTCAGGCGCCCACGGCCGGCCGGCCATCACGCACTCCTTTCTTTCAACGCCCGGTCGCGGGCAACGTTGACGCGCGTCATCTGCTCGGTCGTGCCGCCACGGTCCGGATGCGCGGCCATCGCCTTCGCCCGGTGCGCCGCGAGGATCTGATCCACGCTGGCGCGAGCATCCAGTCCGAGGACCACCCACCAGTCAGGCTCGGATTCGCTCGTCAGCTGCTTGAAGCCGGCGAACGTCTGCTCCACGGAGCCGACGCCCCACCGCTCCATTCCGCGCATCGCCTCGATGTGTTTTGCCAGGGCGTAGATGTTCTCTTCCACCGTCGACCAGCGATCGCAGGCCAGCGCGTAGGACTTGCCGCGCAGCTTGAAGTACGTGGCCACGCCCGGATCCGGCATTCGCCCCGGATCGGAGTAAGGTTCGCCATTCGCCTTCAGCGGAACGTTGGTCGAGATCACGATGTACTGCGCGCCCAGCCGCGTGAGCTCCGCCTTGAGCTCCTGAAACGCCGAAGCCAGGCTCCTCTCGCGGAACTTCGAAGACCCTCGCGATCGTGCGCGCGGTTGACCCGCGGGCCACGCCAGGGGAAACGCCTTTGCAGCCTCATGCGCCATCACGCCCTCCTCTTATCCACTGCCGCCAAGATCGCCGCCACACCCTTCACCGGCTTCCTGTCCGCCGGCTGCATCGGCTTCTTTTCAGATCCGCTGCCTGCAATGCTGGCGGGCGTCCCACGCAGTGGGCCGCGCTTGCGGACCACCAGGATCCTCAGTGCCTCCCGCACCCGCGCCTCGAGCGCCGGTCCCTGCGGCTCAAAGCGCCCGACGGTAAGGTTCGCGAGCGCAATGGTCCCGCCAAACAGCAGCACCTGGTCCATCCGCGCGGCCAGCGCCAGCGCCGCGCTGGGCAAGGAGGTCGCCGCGGCAAACACCGGGAAGTTGCGCAGGTGCTCGAGCGCGGCCGCGGTGCTTTCACAGGTCTGCGCGCGGTATCCCCACACCTCGAGCTTCATCTTCCAGATGCCCAGCTCCGCCTCGTTCTTCATCACCAGCAGCACTTCCTTGCGCGGCCGCATCAGCGTTCGCCCCGGCTGGTCTCCATCAGCACCTCATGTCCGCAGCGTCGGCACCTCGCATGCAGGTGCTCGCGCATCACGCCGGCGCACGCAATGTGCATCTCGCTGCGGCCGGTGGTCATCATCTGCAGCGGCGAGAGCTGCTCCACCGGCTCCTTGCCCCCGGCGCACCAGGACACGTTGAAGCAGCATCCCTGGCCACCCTTCAACGCACTCACCAGGGTCTCGTACCAGAACACCCGCGTTGCGCACTTACAGCACGCCATCTTCTCCGGCAGCACAAACCTCTCCAGCTTCGGCGCCGCAATCATCAGCTCAGTCGTTGCACTCATAACCCGTCCTTTCGTTGGTTGTCGGCATTGGTGCGCAGCGCGGCCTGTCCGCGGTCCACGCACTGGCCGTCATGCAGCATCAGCTCGCACCGCACGCGGTGTTTTCCCGCCGCGGCCGCCACCAGGTTGCGCAGCGATCGCGCCGTCACGCCGCCCCGGCCAATCACCCGGCCGCGATCTTCAGGCGCCACATTGACCTCCAGCACCAAGCCCTGCTCGCGGAGCTGCCCGGTTACCTGCACGCTGTCGGCGTCGTCGACCAGGTTCTTCACCATGTCGCGCACAAACCAGATCATCGCCAGCTGCCCCGCCGTGTTCTCTCCCATTCCGTCTCCCTCTTAGTTCAGAAACCGCAGATCGATTGCCGGCAATCGCGGTTGCGGCATCTCCTTCAGCTCGGCGTCGAATTGGCTGCGGTCCGCATCGCTGCGCACGCGGACCCGCGGGACAAAGACGTCGCACTCCACGCCGCGCTCCGTCATGCCCTTCCACCGTCTGCACTCTCGCCCGTCCACCGTCACCAGTTGGTCCGTCGCTTCGATCGTGATCTTCATCGCGCTCCTCTCTTGTCTGCGACAACACCCTGGCCGCAACAGCGTGTGCACATCACACCCAATTCGAGCCCGCATCCATCGCAGGCTCCGCATTTCTGCACGCGGCCGTAGCCTTGGCATTTCGTGCAGCCAGATTTGCCCTGCAGCTTGTGATCGCGGCTGCCATCGGCGTTGTTGCGATACATCGTGCGGGCACAGCTGCAGCGCACACTCATCGCGGCACCGGCTTTTGGCCCGCTCGGGGTCCCCGGCGAACTTGTTCGCTGGGGTGATCTGCATGCAATGCCCGCTCTTCGGGCGAGTCCAGCGTCATCGTGTAGCCATGACACATCGGCCAGCCCTTGGCCAGGCAGTGAGCTGAATCCACCTTCAGCTCGCGGCCGCACACCGTGCACCACACGATGCCGCGGCGGAGCCGTGGCGTGCTCTCAGCGAGTGTTTTGTGGACGGAAAGAATGTCGGTTAAATCGGCCATCGTTTTCGCTCCTGGTACCCAAGATCACTACCCAGCTTCAGAAACGCATTGCATGCAGCCGGCGCGCTTCGCGCCGAGAACCTTCAAGTGCTCCGGCGGTCCAGCTTGAACACAACCAACGTCCGCCGCGGCACACCGAAGCACTCTCGCACCAGGTTCTCCAGCCGGCCGGAGTACTTCGTCAGCGCGGCGCGGCTGGCCGCTTCGTCCGCGGCCGTCGTGATCACCTGGACCATCGACGGGCTTCGCCGCAGCTCCACGAACCACCAGTCGCGGAAGCAGGCGTCGTAGTCGTTCTCGCCCGGCCGCACGGTGCGGAAGCCCTTGGCGTTCGGCGCGTCCAGCAGCTGCTGCTTCAGCCGCACCTTCAGCAGTGAGAAGTTCGCCTGATCGTCCGGCTTTTCAGGGTCGTCGGGCTTTTCAGGGTCTTCGAGCTTTTCACGCGAAGCGTTTCCGCTCGATGCAATCGCACCCCCCGTTGGCGGGGGGTAGGGGGGATTAACTGGCAGCTGATCTAAAAGCTGTCCTTGAGGAAGCTTTGGTTGTTGTACTGACGTTGTTTGCCCTGGCACCGATGCCAGGGGTACCCCTGCATCCATGCCAGGGGGACCCTTGCGCGCATGCAAGGGGGACCCTTGCACCGGCGCCAGCCCACCCCTTGCATCCATGCCAGGGGTCGCGACCGGTTCCTGCTGGGGTGAAGCCGCGCTCGCCGAGACCGTCGAGAGCTTCCCGGACTCCGCCGGGGGAGTGAGCTTCATCTGTTGGGGCCGCTTGGCCCGTAACGCCGCCTGCAGGCGCAGGCGTTTGTCCGTCTTCGCGGTAGTCGCCGCGTCGAACGGTTGGTCGAACCAGAAACGATAATCGTTGGCCAGCTGGAGATCGCTGTCGTCGCGCAGACGCGGCCGCGACTGGATGACCTTCTCTTTTTCCAGCTTCCGGATCAGCCGCCGGCACTGGTCGGCGCTCAAGCCCACCCGCATCGCCAGCTTCTTCACGGAAGGCCACGCATAGCCGCGGTCCTCGTTGTGGTCGTCCGCGATCTGCATCAGCACACCCTTCTCCGACGGCGTCAGCTTGCGCCCGTCCGGGGTGTGGGTCAGGTGCTTGATCCTCAACATGGCCAGAACACTCAAAGCTCTAACTCCCCCGTACGATCGCAGAGAGCACACAGCCCGCCAGCACCACCAGCCCGGCCATCACAGCCCCGACTGTCCATAAGGCGGTCACCACCAGCGTCGGCGGCCCACTCACGGCAAGCTCCGCCGGGGGCTCTCCCGCTTCCGCCGGCATTGCATGCAGCGGATCGCCTTCGGCGGCAGGACACAGCTCTGCCGTCAGCTCGCGCAGGCCACGCGCCTCCGGCGCCCACGCCTGGTCCACCCCCATGGCCGCCAGGTAGAACTCCAGCGAGATCTCCTCGGCGGCCCGGCGCTCAAAGCCCAGCTCTCCGGCCAGGGCCAGCGCCAGCAAACCTAAACACTCGCCACACACAGGGGCGCCGCGATCGCAGTGAAGAAAACGCCCGTGCGGCCTCGACAGCGCAGGCAGGGGCAGGGGAAGGGAAGGGACCATCGTCGTGCTAGTGGCCACGGGGGAGTGCTCCTTGAGTGAGTGTGAAGGAACCTAAAACGCTTAGCCAGTGTTGTGCATAATATGCACACTGTCAAGCGCAAAGATCCCAACCACGAGTACCTGTGTTCCACAGGCGCAGGCCACTGCACACTTCTCAGGGCATTCAGAGGTCAGTTTTCAGCGGGAAACTGCGAAGATGCTACGTAACTATCGCGTCTTCAGCTGCAAGGGGTGCGGCAAACGCCACGACCATTCAGATCTCGGCCCCGCCAACGAATTGCGCGGCAATCCGTTCGTCGATCCCTTCAACTTCAGCTGCGCCGGATGCGGCGCAACGTATACATATCATGAACCGGATACCCGGCTGGTAACGGAAGATCGCGGCCCTCAACCTCGGCGATGAACCGTATACCCTCAGCCGTCAGCTGAAACTCGACCGGTTCGCCCTGCAGCGGCAGTGAGCGATGCTTTGGATACTCGCGTGGCCTGTAGAGAACAGCTTGGCGTGGCTGTGGATCGTCGAACGCGAGATCGTCGGAGAAGACCACAAAACTCCCGCGAGGCGCCTCGATCAGATCGTCATCCGCCTTCGCCGGCAGCGCAGCCGCTACCCCCGCCATCGCCGCCAAGCTGCAGAAGTTCCTCCGGTTCATGCCCCGCAGTCTACTACCGCTTGCGGTACCGCCGGTGCTCGATCATCGTCCCCACGATCGCGAGCGGCTGGCGATCCGAGCGCATCACCGCATAGATCGGGTTCAGCGGGTGCAGCTCGAAGACCTCCTGGCCGCGCTCGTTCCGTCCCGCCACCCGGTACTGCTTGAAGGTGGCCTCGCCGTTCTCGTCCGTCGCCACCACGTAGTCGCCGGGCTGCGTCGCCACCGTTGGCGCTACCACCACAATGTCGCCCTCCTGAAACATCGGCGCCATCGAATCGCCGCGCAGCCGCAGCGCAAACGTGCTCGGCGGATGCTCCAGGTCTGTCAGGATCGTCTCCTGGATGTCTTCATCCTTGGGCCGCCCATCCACGCTCATCCACCGCCCTGCCTGAACATAATCCAGAACTGGGACCTTGCGATAGCCAATCTCCGCCGGCTCCACGTTGCTGTTGGAACCGGCAGCATACAGAGCGTCGACAGAGATCCCGAGCGCGCCGCAGATCTTCATCAGCGTCTCGCGGGTGTAGTAACTCCTCCCGTTTTCAATCCGCGAGAGGTGCTGCGACGAAATTCCCGCGAGTGTTGCCAGCTTCACCCCGGTCCAACCTAAAGCTTTCCTGCGCCTCTTGATTTCCGCGCCCACATCCATCATGCACAGATTGTGCTTGCCCGTGGTGCACAGAAAGTGCACAATAGGCACACCATGATTGAAACCAGCGCGCACACATCCGTAACGCCGCTGAAGTCCGAGCGCATGCGGCGCGGCGTGATCCCGGACGCCATCGCGAAGGCGGTCGGGGTCTCGCGCTCCACCATCAGCCGGATTGAGAACGGCCGCAAGCGCGCCTCGCCCGAGCTGGCCATTCGCATCGAGAAGTTCTTCTCCGGCGCGGTCACCCGCGATCAGATCCTCTTTCCCGAGGAGTACGCTCCGCGGCGCACGCGCCTGAAGAAAGCGAGTTAGCTGTGATGGTCAATGCTCTCGATAATGCGATCGATCTTCGGCGAAAGACCATCAATCGCCGGCCCGAAAGTCACCGTCAACGTGACGAGCGCGTACGCAATGGCGACGCCGATCGCATACGCCACGGAGTCGAGTTCGTTCGCGCCGAAATGGCGCGTGATGTGCAACGCGAGATACATCAGTCCCATGATCCCGCCAGCCGTTTGGGCCACCAGATAGAGCGCATAAATGGTGTGGTTCTTCATGCCGGCCATGCTACATGCAACAGGAAAGCGAGCTGACCATGGTCGATCCGATCGAGCGCGCCTACGAGTGCGATGTGACCGAGACTCTCACCACGCACGATCTCAGCGCGGGAGACGCCTACGCCGCCGGCCTGCATGATGCGCTCAGCGCCTGCCGCCGCGCGCTCCACCGGCCATTCTCCAGCCCGGAGCGAGCCGACCGCTTCATCCAGGCCGAGCTGCGCAAGTTGTGGCTGGACCGCATCGACCGCGGCGAGCTTCCCAACCCCGCATGCATGGAGCAACCGGAGCTGTAAGTCATGCCCTTCAGCCTGATCGAAAAACTCGAGCAGCAGGACGGCCTCCTCACCGCCGCCGACATCATGCGCCTCACCGGCTTCGGCAAGCGCAAGGTCTACGAGATGCTCAAGACCGGCGTGATTCCCGTCGTGAACTTCGGCGACGGCGGCGAAGCCAAGAAGGTCGACCCGCACACCTGGGCCTACAAGCTCAAGCGTCTCGACCCCATGCTCCGCGAAGCAGCGCGGAGGCGATGAAGAGTTATGGAAACCGACGAGTTTTTCAAGCACGCCCGTGAGGAGATGTTCCCCAAGATGAAGAGCTCCGCCCTCAGTGTCACGATCGTGCCGCCCGATGGCGCGGACCCGGACCCGAAGCTGTGCATGGAGCTCGGCGCGGCCATTCTCTTCGACAAGCCGATCATCCTCATGGTGCCCGCGGGAAGAACAATACCCGCCAATTTGCGGCGCGTCGCCGCCACCATCGTTCAGGGCGATATGAGCGACCCCTCCACTGGCGAACGGCTTCAGAACGCCATCACCCACGTGATCGAAAACGACGCGAGGGTGAGCTGAACAGTTTCCTCCGGGCCGGCATCTGCAGGCGGTGCCGGCCCCATTTTTTACTTCACTAATTCGGAGAGGAAAGGAGGTCGCGGAGAATCGCCAGAGCGTAGAACGGCTCGGCTATTTGCCGGGCCTTTTCTACTCCCTCTCCGCGCACCACCACCGATGAAGAATCAGCCACACTCACCGGCCGCGCGCGCGGCTCTAGCCATGCCTGTCACGCGCACGCTGCACGCCCAGGCCCTCGCGTCCAAGTGCGTCTGCGGCAACGAAAAGCTGATGGCCGGCATGGTCGCCGGCAACACGCCACGGCCGTTCTGCTATGCCTGCGTGCAGGAGCTGCTGACACGCCGAATGCGCGGGATCTACAGCGCGGCCTACCACGAGACGTTGGAGCTGGCTGCCAATCCCGGCCCCGCCTGCTTCATGCTCGCCTACGATCTCTGCTGCGACGCCATCGCTGCCATCCGCCGCGGCGCCTGGCCCACTCACCTGAAGCGGAAGAAGAGCCTCGAGGACGCATGATCAGGTACGCCCTCATCTATCGACTCCAGCTACAGGACGCGAAGGTTCTCCTCTCCGCATTTCGACGAATGGAAACCGGCGAGTGCCTTACCAGCTGTGAGGTAGATGAGATCGCGGACCTGGTCGCGGCCCTCGAGCGCGTCGAGCAAGAAGCCTATGAAACCGAGAAAGGGAAGTAACCATGTGCCGCCATTGCGAACGAATTACGGAAGACCTCGAGTACAAAGACATCGTGCACAAGTTCATGGATGGCGTGGCTCGGGGCGTCAATCGCGCCAACGATCAGCGTGGACTATCCGCTCTCCGCGTCGATCCGGACGACCTCGAGGTGCGTATCGAAGCGCGGATACAGCCGACGCCGCGACTTTCTTTTGAATCGAACGCGGCCGTCAACAGGTTGATCTTCAAGCATTTCCTCGAGGCCTTCGAATAGCTCAGCTCACGCTGACGAACTTTCCCGTTAGCTCCAACCCACCGGCCGGCGAGTACTTCCAGGCGCCGCCACCTGTAACTAGAGGAATCCCGCATGACCCTCAAACCGCCCCAAACCGCGTCCCAAAACGCTCTGAGGCAACGTCCGATAAGTATCATTACGCCCGATGTTAGGTACTAATTAACCCCGCGCACTTTTCGCACCCAGATTCGTAAATGCGGGAACCCGTCATAATCCCCTTCGCCGCCGCCAGCTTGTAAAGCTCATGCCCAGACCGATTTCGTGGCAATCCAACCTTCCCGAGCTCCGCCGCCGCGTCCAGGACTCACCGCGCTCGCTCTACGGCCGCCACGACCTCGAGGCTCTCTTCGGCATCCAGGAACGGTCCGCCCAGCGTCTCCTCGAACTCATGCCCCGCCTGCAGCAGGCCAACTCTGTTGTGGTGGAGCGGGAGGCGCTCATCCAGTGGCTCGCCGACGCGCTGCATGCCGCCCGTGAGGACCGCCTGCGCGCCCATCTCGACCAGCTCCGCCAGGATCCGCCCAAGCCCTCCCGCCGCAAGCTGCGGATCGCGCTCCCGCGCCAGCTTGAGGACGGCAACCTGCAGTCGATCGACCGCTGGAACATCGAGCTCCGCCGCGGCAAAATCACCCTGCACTTCACCACGCTTGAGGACCTTGCCTCGAAAATGGTGCAGCTCGCCAAGGTCGTCGACGCGCCCGAGTTCGAGCGCCGCTTCTGCGACCAGCCCCTCGCGATCGCGGCCTCGGCCGAGCAGAGCGCATTGCGGGATGAGTCCGCCATGATCCGCGCCCACAACCGCTTCTTCGTCAAGACCGCTGCGGCCGCTGAAGCCGCACGCCGGCCGGAGATCCCGCCCGCCGTCGGCGAAGAGCTCCGTGCCGAAGCCGCGGCCGCACTCGAGGACTATCGCCGGCTCGCCCAGCAGCTCGGCCTTGAGCCTGCAGACCTGACCACTGCATGGAGCGAACGCGCTGCGCGCCAGCCTCCGAAGATAGCGCCGGAGTCTGCTGTAGCTGAGGCCGATGTAAGGACAGGAACTTCGTAGTCAGCGACGTCGACGCCATTTTCCTGCGACGTTCCTCGCTGGGCAGCCCGTGCACATAAATCAATGTGCTCTCCAGCTCCGCATGCCCCAGCATGTGCTGCACCGTGACGACGTCCCATCCGTCGCGGATCAGCGTCGTCGCGTAGGTGTGGCGGAACTTGTGCAGCGTCCACCGCCTGCAGATCGGCGCGGTCCGGCAGCTCGCCGGCTTGCCCTGCACAACGCTCTCGCAGCGGCCGCAGTTCAGCCCCTGGCGCAACGCAATCCGCTTCAGCTTGCGCAGCATGTGTTTGTCGCGCTTGCCGCCCGATGTCGGAAACAGCAGGTCATCCGATCCCAGTGTTCCGTTTTCGTTTTTGTCTTCCATCCGCGCGACGTGAGCCTCCAGGATCTTCACCAGCTGCGGCGGGATCTCCACCGTGCGCTCCCGGTACGTCTTCGGATCGAAGGCATTGCATGCAGCGGGCGACGCGCTCGCGCGCGTGAAAGCTTTCTTGGTAACGCTGAGCGTGCCGTCGGCGGCGTTGAAGTCAGATCGGGTGGCGTACCCCAGCTCCTGGTCGCGAAAGCCGGTCATCAGGAACGTCTGGTACAGCGCCCGCTCGGTGCGGTTCATTCCCGCGAACAGCGGCTCAAGCTGCTCGGGCGTGTAGATCTCCGGCCGCTGCTGCGTGACCTTCGGCCAGTCGCCTTTCTTCATCACGATCACGGCGCCGGCGTCGCGCAGCAGCTTCAGCGCGATCACCGTCTTGTTGACGGCCGACTTCATGGCCAGCTCTTCCACGCGCACCAGGTGCGAGATGTAAGCACAGAGGTGCTCACGCTCCAGCTGGCAGAGGTGGGTGATTCCCCGGCCGCGCGCCCAGGCTGCGAACTGCTCGAGGTCGAATGTGTACTTCGTCACCGACCTCGGCCGCAGTCCTGCCGGCGGATGCGTGGTGAATTTATTCACAACCTCGGCAATCGTCTTGCCGTGCACGTCGCGGCGCGTCTGGATCTCCGGCGCGTCCTGGACCTCGACGCCTCGCGAGCGGAGCTCGAGCACCTGCGCCTGGTTCAGCATCGCGGCCTGCGCGTCTTTGGGTGTCGCCCCCACCAGGCGCCGCACCTTGCGCCCGTGTTCGATGTACTCGAGGTAGAACGCGCCCGCTCCGGCCGGCAGCCGTTCGCCGCGCAGCTTCACATACGCCCAGTCAAAGCGCGGCCCCGTTTTCGCCACCGGCAGCAGCTTCCATTGGCGGTCGACCTTCACCTTGCGCAGTACGCGAACTGACTTCAC